TCTCTGCAGAGATACCATAGTCATCACCAGCCTTTAAAATAAATGATGCACGCTTATGCATCACTGTATCTTTCTTCTGACGACGTTTACCCCATGCAGTGTTAGTATCAATAAAGCTCATCATATCCCAAGCCTTATTCAAAATACCATCCTTAGTTAAGAACTCTGCCTCAGCAGCCATGGCATAAGACTTAGACTTAGGTATACAATAGAAGTTCCTACACATCATAGAAGCCCCTTTATACGAATAACCTGCACCACGTTTCTTAATTACAACTAGATGTTTACCCTTCTCCTCAGCATCTTCTATCGCCTCAAAGTAAGCCCGATCATAATCATAGAACCTAGGGAACTGTTCAGGTCTGTCTACAGACTTGCGTTTACGCCCATAAGGATCAGTAAATTCTCGTTCCTTTGTTATAATAATCCTAGTATAGTTTAAATAAAAATAGAAGTACCCTGATATGTACTCCCCATCTTCTGTAGTATACCCAAATATAGAACGACGAAGCTCCTCGTCCCAATACTTCATATAAGCTTTGGTCCCGACAGGAGCATTAGTATAATAGCCGTATGTCTCGTAAGTTATAGCAGCTTGTCTAAATTTTGAACTATCATCACAAAATTTAACGTCTACATCATGTAAATATTCCATCCTTATTCTATCCCATAATCAAAATCATCTCTAGGTACTTCATATAAACCTATGTCACCACCACCTCTAACATTAGAAGATTCCATCTGTTCCTTACGTACCATATCCTCTAATAGAGTTAGAGACTTTACAATACCTGCAACCTCTTTAAGATTAGATGATAAGTCCCTAGAAGAATAAACAGGTTTACCACTCTTATCCTGCAAAGAAAAATCTACAGTATCAAAATACTCAGCTAACTTATCAGCAGCACGTTTGGCTGACCTAAGCAACCTTGAATTAGTACTTTGCTTTAATTCTTTATACTTCTCTACAGCCTTTGTGATTGCCTCATCGGGTACCCAGTTAAGCCCCATAAAATCCTTTATAAGGATATTCTCACGCTCAAAATCTTTATAAGCACGATAAGGATTGTTGATACTTTCGTCACATAAAAAGACTATATAAGATATTTCCTTAGTAGCCTTATGTTTCTCTTTAGACTTATCACGGTCCCATAAGAACCTAAATTCTGGTATAACTAACGAATTAGCATTAAGTACAACCTTATTATTTTCTATATCAAAAACTTGCATTATTTAAATAATTCAATTAATTTTTGTTTATGACCTAACCTTATAGCCAACCTAATAACAAATCTAAGTCTTGTTTTAGGAGTGAAATAATATATTTTAAATCTTGTCATTACTTAATATTTTTATATACTTTAATAAAAAACCTAACTAAAACTACAACAACAATCATTATTATTGCCATACCAAGATAATCCTCAAACCTTAAAGTGCCCATTACTTAGTCAGGGTACTTTACTTTGTCAGGATGTTCAATTTGCCAATTAAGAAATTCATCATATCTATCTATAACACTATTAGTATGTGTAGATGGTGAAGTCTTAAGACATGTCATTATATATTTCTCTAAACACTTGAGTGTGTTTCTATCCTTTGCTGTTAGAACAAAAATAGGTATCTCATTAATTTCTGCGTCTTTAATAATCTGTTTGTCTTTTTTCTTCATATCATTTTATTTATTATACTCTAACCAACCTTGCCAAATCATATTTATCTTCTCATTATCTCCATCTGCTAAAGCCTTATTTAATAACTCTTTAGTAGACTCTACACTAGGTACTACAAAACCTAAAGTAGTTGCCATCATAACTGACACATCAGTTACATCGGCTAATAATAATTTAACCCTGTTTTCTGCTTTCATTGCCTTATTTTTATATTCCCCTTTTTGTGCAAAAGCCCCAAGGTATGGGATACGCAAACCTTCTTCGATAGAAGGATGAGTAACCAAATACTTGAGGTATGCAAATGGGGAGTTTACTATTGCTTTACAAACTCTAAAGTCTATAGAATTGTTTAATGCTAGTGACTTAATTAAACTATCATAATTATGTTGCATCTATTTGCCTAAAACCTTTAACTTCTACTTCGTCTACTGGCCCAGTAACAAAAGTATGATCAACTACTAACTGCCTAGTATGACTATATAATGGAAGACCTAAGAACCTAAAAGTATATGTAATATCTGTAAGTTCGTCGTATATATTCTTCCCTATATTATGCCACTTAAGTTTACTTATGGTTTGTTTCTGTATATTCGCCCACGATCTTTGTATTTGCCCCATTACCTTTAGCTTTAAATATCTCTAAAATAAAATTCAGCCTAACTACTTCACGTTTAGACGTTTCATCATACTCTACGACTGGTCTAACATTATCATTAATAACCCATTTGTTATTATCGTCACGAACGATTAACCCTTTAGCCTTAATAGTGTTTAAATAACGACTTAAATTAGCCTCACTTAGGTTAAGGTCAGCCTTAAGTATAGACCTAATAAGTTTGCTATTCACATTACCCTTAGGGTTAATAGAATCAGCCTTGAGTAAATACGAGAATACTTCGACCTCCCTATTAGAGAGGCGAAGTACCCCATTTAGTATGTTAACAAAGTCTAGATAGAACCTATTTTTGTCAACCTTTTTAATTAAGTTCATAAAACACTGTAGTTTCTATACCACAATTACTACACTTTAATAGAAGTTTAGTATCCTTCGATACTGGGAAGAATAGACCATACTTCATCTTATGTATAAAATTATTGGTATGACATAAACCACACTCAAATGTAAGGTCACCAGATTGTACCTTTTCATCTTTCAAAGATTCTTCCTGAGGCTTGTCCCTTTGAAATTCATCGTCGGCTATAATATCTACTTGTTTAACTGTAACCCCTAAAGGTGGTTTCCTAGTTTCATTAGCAACTGCAGCTTCAACGTCAGCTTTAGTAACTGGTTTTTCATCTAAGAAAGGTCTAAAGTAATCAGGGTTATCTTCTACTAAATAAGGGTCTAATGCAATTGCATGACCTGAATAATAATAATTAGCCCCTGATTCATCTTCCTCTACGCCTTCAACTACATTGACATACTTAGAAGATGCCTTGTCAAACTTTAATATTGTGCCTACCTCAACCCCTAGAAAGGATTGGATTACTTTAATTGGAGGGAATAGACCCCCATGAGATTCATTTCGTATCATTTTAATTAGTTTACTACATCGGCTGGCTAATCACCAGAGGCTCATAAAACAGCCCTTAAATAGCCCACCCAAATGGTTTAAATAACTCTGTAACTATTGCTATAAAGTAGTACCTATGTAATTGCTCTTTGACATACCAGAAATTATACTCTTTATTGGTATTCTGACGGTCTATGTCAATATTAACTTTATACTGTGGTACCCCTGTATATTTGTCTATACGTTGTTTCACTATGCGACCTTTAACTAAGCCCCATGATGTGAATACGTAAGCCCTATCATTTAATACTATATCATTCATAATTTATTACTTCTTCGGTGGCTTCTTCTTTGTGCCACATTTACCTTTAACTGTACATGTATTTGCCATGACTTTATTTATTTATTGTTGTTTAACTACCAACGACGCCCCGCTAGACGCCCCATATATTGTTTAGCCTTTTTAACTTTGCTTTTGACAATTGACCCTACAGATACAGGGACAACTGTATAACGTTTCTTCGGCACTAGGATAGTAACCTTTACCTTCTTAAGTTTAACTGATTTAGGTACCCTAGTAAGCCTGACTAATCGCATTTTCATAATTTAACTTATTAATTAATGTTTAGTATATATTAGTAATACGTAATAGTTATAAAAAAGTTACATAAATTATAAAATAATTAAGGGCCACCATGTAGATGACCCTAATTATTTATGTTAATTGAAACCTTATGCTTTAAGTTCAGCTAGTACTGCTATAGCAGCAGCCACCTCAGCCTGTAGTTCAGTCAATGCATCTTTAGCCAATTTATCATTAGCTGGATTGACCTGTGTTTTAGCTACGTTCATAGCTAGTTTTGCTTTCTCTAGTGCTTTTGTAAGCACGTCAACTACTTCCGCAATCGTTTGCCCTGTTTTTACTTTTACCATATTAGTAGTATTAATAATATTATATATTTAACTTTAATGTATGACGGTCCCCAAAGCGTTACACTTCGTGTAAGCTTGGCCTTTTTAGCGTAAACTTCAAATCACTTGGTATTTAGCCCCTGGTTAATGCCTGCTATCCCCTTGCCGTTGTAGGCTGCAGTCGTGATTCTAGATTTACCCCTCACTGACGATTCCCCTTTATATAAGTTCACTACGCCAGACCGTCTTTTCGGATACGAGCCCTACTCAGAGTTAGTTCAATCAATATATAGTACGTAAGGTTACAAAAAAAGTTGCAAAATTATTGAATTATTTTTTGATGATAACCAATGGTTTCGTATCGATGTTTGCTATTGGGTTAAGTTTAGCAGCTTTCTTGTCTTTAACCCACTTAAGTATAACCCCTACTAGGAATTCGAGAATACCCTTAAATATAAGAGTCTGGTCTTCTTCATCTAGCCCTGGGATATTAACCAATGAATTAATTATGTTTGCTGCTAATGTTTCAGATAACTCTATATCTTTAGCTAATACTGCAGTAGCCAATTCAGTTAACTGTGATTTTAATTTTGCATCAAGCTGATCAGCATACTTATCGTCAATGTATGTAATGATAGCCTTGAAAATATAACCATCTAAAAATTCGATGATACCATTAAACTTAATGGCATTATCTAGTAAGTTAGATATGGTCTTTTCCTGTTCTGTTGTTAAAATACCTAGGTTTCCCATTTTAATATAATTTAAATTTAAATTAGTAATATAGTATATACGTATGAATGTAATAAATGTTACACGTATTATGAATTATTTTTTCTCATCCTGGTAAGTGTCATGTTCTTGATACTTATGATGCCAATTAATGGGTCGAAGACCTACTAATATCTTTAATACTATTGCTACAGTCCATATTGCTGCTGCAAAAATTAA